AAGGTATGCAGATAACAGCTAAATATAAAGAGAACCTTTTTGGTCAAGATGTAGATTCTAAGGATATAAAGAATGCTAAACTTTATAGTCAACAATCAGGTATTAAACCAAGTAGTAAATCAAACACGGAATTTAAAGACCAATATGCAATACTTAAAAATGGTCAGCGTTTAGTAACTGATATTGAAAAACTACAACCTGAAGATATTTCTAGAGGTATTTATGATGTAGGCATACAAGAGTTCAAAAAATTGCTTAGTGATAAAAGCTTCTTAACAATGAGTACTGAAGACCAAAAGAAAGCTCTAGCAAGTGTTAGTGTTAATACAAAACTAGGTATGTTTTTAGCTAAGTATATTAAAAGTATCTCTGGTACAGCTGTAGCTGAAGGTGAGTATAGAAGATTAAGTAATTTATTTAGTGGAAGTTCATTTGATAATATTCAATCTCTTAAAGCAGGAGTAACTAGTTTTGTTGAGGAATTAGATAAAAGTTTTAGAGATAATGCTGAAATAAATCTTTTAGATAATCCAGCAACAACTTTAGACTTAGTTCAAAGATACAATAATAACAAGCCTAAAACAACTGCTACTAAACAAAAAGTAAATAGACAAACTATGATAGATGCAATTAAGAGAGGACAAAAATAATGAAAATTAATATTGAAAATCTTAAGGATACTTTTCAAATAGGTTATGATGTTTATTTGGATAGCAGGAAAGAAGCTAATAATATAGAGGACTATTATCATAATCGTCAATATACTGATGACCAACAAGTCACATTAGAGAATAGAGGACAGCCTAAAGAAACTTTTAATATTATTAAGTTATTTAGTAGACAATTAATAGGTTACTATTCAACCATTATTAATACTGTTAAAGTTAATCCTGTTCAATATAATGATATAGATATTGCTTGTTTATTAAATGATACAGCATCTTATATTATGAATGCTAATAGTTTTACAGCAGAGGGAGAAGCAGTTAAACTTGATGGTTTCCTATCTGGTTTGTTTTGCTCCTATACTAATGTAGCTGAAACAGGTAAAACTGATGAGTATGGTAGAAAACTTTATAGTATTACTATGGAACATGTACCCTCTAGTGAACTTGTTTTAGATCCTATGAGTACTAGAGCAGATTATAAAGATGCTAGATACATACATAGATTCAAATGGTTACCTAAAGAGTTAGTCATTAAGAATTTTAGTAAATATAAAGTTGATAAATTAGATGCTTATAATAACTTTTTAAACACTGATGAATCTGAGTTTGAGTTTAAATATGGAGAACAATTTCAAGGTATATATAAACAGCATGATAACTTTCTTATAGTTCATTCTATTATGGAAGATGATTCTGAAAATACTTGGTCAGTTTATTGGTCAGGAGATATGATATTAACAAAAGAAAAAGTTACCTATAAAAAAGTTAAATTTCCTTATAGAGTAGTTAAATTAAATACTAGTAATAAAGCAGAATACTATGGTGTTTTTAGAGAAGTGTATGAAAGTCAAAAAGCAATAAATCAAGCTCTTATTCAAATTCAACTCCTAGCAAATACTTCTAAAGCATTTGTACAGAAAGGAGCTGTTGAAGACCTTGGGAAGTTTACAGTATTATTTAATAGAGTAAATGGTGTTATACCTGTAAATAATTTATCAGGTATTAAGATTGAGAATATGGGTAGTGATATAGTACAACAATATACACTTATAGATAAAGGTTTTGATAGAATACAAAGAGTTCTAGGTATAAATGATAGTTTCTTAGGCATGGCATATGCTAGTGATAGTGGTAGGAAAGTTAAACTACAACAAAATGCTAGTATGGTAGCACTAAGATATATAACAACAAAATTAGAACTATACTATAAATTAATAGGTTGGGATACTGTTAATCTAATTCAACAATACTTTACAGCTAATCAAATGCTTAGAGTAGCTGATGAGTCAGTAGGTGAAAGGTGGCTAGAGTTAAATAAGCCTTTACTGCTACCAGATCCAGTTACAGGGCAACCTTCTCAAGTATGGGATGAAGATTTAGACCCAGCAACACAAGAACCTAATAAAGATAAAGAAGGAAATATTATTATGGTTCCTTTAAATGATAGTAGAACAGATATTAGTTTTACTGAGTTTGATATAGAAATAACAACTAATAGTTATAATGATGAGGATGAGAAAAATCAACTCATGCTTGAAACTATGTTAGGTGGTAATATAGGTAATACACTTATGACGGTTAATCCAGCTGGTTATTTAAAAGCATCTAGTTTAAGTGTTAAGAGTATGAAGTCTAAACATAGTCATGATATAGCTAAAATATTAGATGATACTGCTGCTTTATTACAACCCCAACCAGAAATGCAGGATAATCTTGGCGATGCTACTGATGTTAGTTCTCAACAGCCTAAAAGTGCAGAGTTAAAGTTACCACAAAATACTAATGAAGGGGCATAATATGGATTATGATAATATGACAGATGAAGAACTAGAGACAGTTTATAACAAACTGCCTAATAGTTCTGTTAGTGAACAAACTGATTATGCTAATATGTCAGATAAAGAACTAGAGGAAGCTTATAACAAACTACCACAAACTGCTGTTACAGAACCTGCTACAGCAGCAACACCTGATAAGCCTATAAACATAGACTTAACACCTGTTCCACAAGTTGCAACTGAAGATCCTAATATGGTTCAACCTGAAGATGTAACAGCTACTATGCTCACAGAACAAATTGTAGATGAAAAAACAAATAAGATTATTCAAGTAAATCCTTATGAAGAAGCCTTAGAAAATGAGGAAAGAGCTGATAGAGCAAATGCTCTTAGAGCAGACTTTAATCCAATGGGTGGAAATGATATAGCTAATATGAACTTTTGGACTGATGTTAAGGGTAATAAACATGAAACTGGAGATCCTGAAGGTTTAGAAGATACTCTTTTAACACTTATTCCAGCAGGAAAATTTGCTATTGGTCTTGGTTTAAAAGCTAGTGTTCCTTATGATGAAATTGTTAGTGGTATGATGGAGGTAGGAAAAAGTGCTAAAGCTTTGGAAGCAGCTGCAAATCTTATATCTAAATCAGGTAAAGTTACTAAGGAAGAAGTTATAGCTTCTGTATCACATTTATCTGTTGAGGATAAAGTTATAGCTATAGCAATGGGAACTAAAAATCAAAAGTTTATAAATCATATAAAATATGCTATTGGTAATGATAGTATTCTAGCAAGTAAATTACAAGATGAAGTATTAACAAGAACAGATATTCTTAAAGCATTAGGTCAAAATAAATCAGAATTAAAGTCTGCAGGTAAACTTTGGGATGATATGCTAGAGGTAGCTACTAAAGAACAAGTTAGTTATCCCTTAGGTAATATTTCAAATAGTTTAAAATATCTTGATGATTTATATGGTACACAAATGGGTAAAGCAGCAACAGTAGTTAATAAACTAAAATTAGCTAGTGAGGAAGGTGCTAACATTAATCTTGGAGAGTCTTTAAGCTTAAGAAGGAACCTAAATAGATTGCTTCGTAACGCTGAGAAAGGTACAGATGAGATAGGTCACTTAAATCAGATTAAAGATACTATAGACAGTTTTATTAATAATGTAACTAAGAATAAACCAGAACTATCAAAACTTATTAATGATACAATAGAAAATTATGCAAGAACAACAAACAATTTTAAATTATCTACAGCTATGAATAATGCAGTTAATGATTCTGGTAGAATGGATTATAATAAACTATTAAAAACTATTGAAAAACTAGGTTTAAAATCTCCTGAAATAACTAAAGCTGTTGAGATAGCTAAATTGTTTGAGAAAAAATTTGCTACAGATAAAAAGCTAAGTTCCATTATAATCCCAAAAGGGTCTGAAATGGGTGATGTTGGTTATCTAGGTATTAGTCGTGTAGCAAGATGGATTATTGATAATCTTACTCCTTATAATAGACTATTTAATAGAGCAAGATTTAAAGATATTGCTATACAAACAGAAATAAGAAAAAGCATAGATAAATCTAGTAGTATATGGAAGTTTTTAGAAAATGTTAAAGCTAATACAAAACTACCTAATGAGATAAAGGAAAGTTTAGCTAATACATTAAATAAAGCTAAACAAGAAGCTAATAGTGTTAAACAACTTGAGCATAAACCAGGAAACATACCTTTAACTGCTACAGAAAAAGGTACAGTATCAACAGATATTAGTGAGGGTATTCTTAAAGAAAATCAAGATGCTTTACTAAAGGATTTACCCTCCAAAGAAATAGATATTTTCCATGGTAGTAAGAATACTTTCAACTTGAAAGACTATAATTTGAATAAAGCTAAAGAAGGTAATTTAGGGAGAGGTATATATGTAACCAAAAGTAAAGAAGCTATTGAAAAGAAAAGAGATAGTGGATTTGCTTATGATAAAAAAAGATATGCAAGTATTAATCAAGCTAAGAGTGATGGTAACTTTAAGAAATTTACTACTTTTAAGAAGTATAACAAAGCTATGGCTTCTAGTGGAAGTAAGAATGCTTATAATAGGAAATTAAAAGCAGCAGGTTTTGATGGTATAGAGGTTGATACTATAGGTCATAAAGAACAGATAATGTTATTTGATACATCTACTATAAAGTAGATGTAACATAAGTAGAGTTATTAAAATCTTTTTTCTTACTAACCCTTTTATATGCTTGTTCTGATATAGCATTTTTAACAAGTATATGATTAACTATTAAAGTATTACTACCCTCAGTATTTATTATTCTGTCCCTTCTTTGAATGAACTTAAAACCAGAGTAATCACCACTAAGTATAATAAAATGAGTAAGATAACTAAGGTCTGTTCCTTCAGCATGGCTTGTAGAACTGTATATCTTTGCATACTTGAAATGTTTAGTAAGTAATCTACGCTCCCCAATAAAATGACACATAATCCCAATAGTTTCATCATCACCAAACTCCTTTTTAATGTAATCAATCTTCTCAGTATTACCTAAAAATATATACTCTTCATCTATTTTAGCTACACCTGATTCTAGCATATGTAAAGATGTTCTTAATTTCATAGTAGTATCACAAACAAGTTGATAGGCTTCAATATTTAATATGTTATTTAAATTATCTTTAGTTATTACAAGCTTTCCTGAGTTATCACATAGCTTAACTTTCTCAAACATAGAGCTAAATACTTCAGCTATTTTATCCTCTTGTAATTTATTATAAAATTCTTTGGTTTCTTTCTTTAAAGTTACATAGTGTAGTTTATCAACAGCTTGAACACTCTTATCAATACCAGCATCTTCCTGAGTCATATAAATGGTGAATTTATCTATTGCCTTTAATAGTTCAGGCTTATATCTATCATACTGATTAATCTCTCTACCTGCAGCCTTTATATAATAAGGTATTCCATATTGACTGAAAAAACTATAAAAATTTCTATAGTCAAAAGGATTAAACTCAGATATACTCATTTGATGATATATACTATTAGGTGATTCTACAATCGCTGTACCACTTAAATGAATATGTGGCATATTATAACATAAAGCTTTAATTGTTTTATATCTTCCACTAGGCTTTCCTACAGTACCTAAATTATGGGATTCATCTATAATAACCAAATCATAATCTTTGGGATTTAATTTTAAAATAGCTTTATTTTTATTCTGGTCCCATTTACCTACTTGCTCATAATTAGTTACATAGTATTTATGTTTAAGTAATTCATTATTAACTATAAATTTATGCCACCCAGGAATAGCGGCTTTTTTAGTTAAAACTAATACTGAATTAATCTTTAAAGATTTTTCAGTCATTAATAAACTAGTATAGGTTTTACCACTTCTAGGTTTTCCTGCTAAGTAAACATAACCAAGTTGTTTTAGAATTTGCCAACATTTCTCAGCAAATTCTATTTGGTGTGGATAAGGTTTCATTATAGTTCCTCCAATTTTATTAATTATTAATATTTTTCATTGTACTATACTTTGGATAAAAATCCTTTAACAGTATCAACATCTGCCGCTACAATAGAAAAACCTCCAGCAGCATGAATTTTATTAAGATTATATTCTTGTAGTTTAGATACATTATGTCTAGTCTTTGGTGTTTTTACTTCAATACCAAAAAACATACCTTTATAACAACCTAAAATATCAGGTACTCCAGCTTTAGTAGCTGAAATTACCTTAACTACATAACAACCTTGACCTTCTAAATAGTTGACTATTTTCTTTTGTATTTGTTGCTCAGTCATTATAAACATCTTTATCATATCTAATACATATAAAAGTAGGTTGAATATAAGTGTCCATTATTTGCTCATACTCTATTTCTATTGTTTTTCCAATAAATGCCTCAGGCTTCTTTTGTCTTAAGTCATCAGATAATCCACTACCTACACTTACTTCTCTACCATAGGAATCAATTAAATTTAAACCACCTATCATACTTTTATATTTACCTGTGCCTAATTCAGTACCAATACAAAGTAAATCAACTGTAGGTCTTGGCTTTAATTTAATAGAATGATTTACCCTTTTCCCTATATAATATAGAGAATCAGGTTCAACACACATAGTACCTTCCCAACCAAGTTTTGTTATACCTTTAGTATATTTTAAAGCTTCTGTACCACTTAATTTAATAACTGAAATAAGTTTTATATGTTTTAAATTTTGTAGTATATTATCAGCTTTAGCAAGTCTTTCTTCATAAGTTAAAAATTGAGTTTTCTTAGATAGAAAATCAAATACTCTAATATTACTAAGGTTTTCTAGTCTTTCATTATTAGACATACTTTTATTAAAGTTTGTTCTATAAGTTGTTAATATAGCAGACTTTCTTCTGTCACCTAATTTTCCAAGACAACTGTGCATAAACTCACCAATTAAAGTAAAATCTTCATTAGGTAACTTTTGTCTTAAGTCTTCTGATACTGCTTTTAAATAAAATTCCTTCCAATTACTAGTAAAGAATCTAACACTTAAACCTTCCTTAACAATAAATATTTGATTACCATCATATTTAGTAGATACTAAATATTCATTAGTAGGAAATACATCTAGAGTCTTATTGGATAGTTTATCAAATGCTTTACCCTTTTGGGGTTTAAAATTAATTAACATTGTTTACTTCTTTATATAAGTCATAATGTTGGTGTAAGTCTTCAACTGTCTTATATAAATTTAATAAAATTCTGTTTCCATCTATAATAAAACCTTTATAAAAGGCCATACATATTTGAACCTTAGGTTGTTTTGTTTCACCTTTATGATAGTAGTGTACTTGTAAAGATGTAACACCTATGATTTTTGCAATCATAGGATTTGTATAATGTTTTTCATGTAGCATATGAATAGCTACGGGCAAGGATATATGTAAAACAGGTTCCATCTTAACTCCCTTTATGATTCTTTATAGCTATAAAAAATTCTTCTTTCATAGATGGATCTTTAAGAAATAACCCTGTAAGTTTAGTTGTTACTGTATTAGCTCCATTATGTCTAACACCTCTTGTACTTACACATAGATGCTCAGCACTAATCTGGACAGCAATACCAGCAGGTTTAAGTAATGTTTGTAACTCATTTGCAATTTGACTTGTAAGTCTTTCTTGAACTTGTAGTCGTCTAGCAAATCTTTCTACAACTCTATTTAATTTACTTAAACCAACAATTCTATCTCCTGGTAAATAAGCAATATGACATATACCTTTAATAGGTGCTAGATGATGACTACAGTGGCTAAAAACAGGAATGTTTAATTCAATAACCATCTGGTCTGTATCTTCAACACTAAAAGTTGTAAATTTAATTGGATAGTTATAACCTTGTGCCCAATCCTGGTCCCAAGCTCTAATGTATCTTTCAGCAGTACCTTTTGTATGCTCATCTCTACCTTCTTTAGCTATATAATCAATAACAGTTTCCATAGCTTCAATTGCTTGTTCTTTTGTAACTTTAGTTTTCATTCCATTCTCCTTTTTCTTTAAGTATGTCTATTGCATACTTTAGTTCTTTATATACTGTATTATCTTTAAACCCTTTAAGAGCCCAAATTCTTTCAATACAAGTACCACATTTACCACAGTGTTTTTCATCTCCTTCATAACAAGAATATGTTAATGCTGGATCCATACCTTTTTTAATACCTAATTCTGCTATAGCCCTTTTATCCATATATTCAAAAGGTGCTTTTAAACTTACCTTTTGTTCTGTACCCAAGGACATAGCAGCTTTTAAAACAGCATTAAATTCAGGTGTACAGTCAGGATACTGAAGGTTATCTCCAGCATGACTAGCTAACATTACAGAAGAAAGACCTTTACTTTCAGCAATACCTGTAGCTATTGCTATCATAATACCATTTCTAAATGGCACAACTGTACTTCCCATATTATCTTCAGCATAATGACCATAAGGAATTTCTTCATTATTATTAAGCAATGCAGAATCAATATGGGTAAACACTTGTTCAAGATTAATTACACTATGTTTAATGCCTAATTTTTTACAGTTTAATTTAGCACATTTAATTTCTCTTTTATTATGCTTACTACCATAATTAAAACTAATAGCTAAACCTATTTGTTTTTTATACTGATAAAGAGCACTTGTACTATCTAAACCTCCACTATAAATTAATAATATATTCTTCATTATAAAACTCCTCCTAATAATTTATTAACAAAATTAATATTAGCTTGAATAAGTTTATTATCTAAGTCTACAACCACATTAAAGTTAACACTAGTAGTGTCCTTCTTAGTACTTTTATTTAATCTATGGCCTAAGTATCCTTGCCAAATACAAGCACTAGAATCCCAAGAATAAATATACTGTTTAAAGGGATATAACATACCTAACTCATAAATACTATCTGTACTACCTAAGAGATGAATTTTTTTCTTAGGCATCATAGAATCAAGATGGTCACGAAATAGTTCATACCTTGCTCCTGGACAATGTCTATATGCTAAATGTTCTTCTGATACACCAACAAAATCTATTCTATTATCATACATCATGTCTTTAAATTGTACTACTGTTTTTGGTATACACATTACTTTATAGCCACTTTGTTTAAATTCAACAAGACCATCTAAAGTACCATCAGGACAGATAAGTGTTGTTGCATTAATTTCTCTAGCTGCTTCTAATATTGCCTTAGGACTAAGACTACAACCTAGTTCAAAGAAACTATTATCTAAATATTTCTCACCTTGTAATTGTTTAGCTGTTTCCATATACTTAGTATCATTAAGTACAAGATGGGTTAAAAGCATATTTAAACCTTTGTTATACCTTTTGTCTACCTCTAGCATGTTTGCTGTAGGTACTATATGTATTGCTTTAATCATTATCTAACTCCCAATATTTTATGTAACTGAACACTTAAAGTTGTACCTTGTTTTAGACATAGTTCATAGGCAAGTTTATTATTTAACATATTTAAACTATCCTTTTCATTAATAGCACTAATAAATACTTTACTACCTTCTAAATTCCAGTAGTTAATTTCTTTTTTTATTGTATTAACTCTTGTTGTACTAATAAGTAGCTTAACATTATCCCAAACTCCATCAGGTCTTGTATTATAATCTTTAGGTGATAGTGTTGCAAGATTAGCTGAACTAATATTTGTATACTTATAACCATTAGACTCAACACCAACAATTTTTCTATGTTTTTGTAGATACATTATTAGAGGATTAATATTGTTTAAACTAGGTTCTCCACCTGTAATAACAACATACTTTTGCTTACATAATTTAAGAATATTTTCAGCACTAAGTTTAGTAATATTTTTACTTTCTTTATGTAAAGGCTCATCACAGAAAGGACAATTACAATTACAACCAAATAGTCTAATAAATGTTACAGGCTTACCAACCCAACTACCTTCACCTTGTATACTATCAAAAATTTCTACTGTTTTATACATAATCTTTACTCTCTTCAATATTGTAGTAACTAACATTATTACCTATTTGAGTATTTATTGTATCTGCAACAGCCCAACCAGTTAATGTTTCTTGAACTCTTACCTTTAAAATAGGCAAACTTTTCTTAAAACAAATATTATAGATATGAAAAGCCATATTTTCAGCAGTAGGATTATAATCAACTTCAATCATTCTTAAAGGTTGAA